GACGCCAAGCGCGATGTCATGACCCGTGATGAGATTGCCGCACGATACCGCGCCAAGAAGCGCAACCTTGAAGTCATGAGGATGATGGCGGCATGAAACTAGAAGACTACGGCTATTGCAGTAAGACAGGCAAGTGCATCAACCCATTTGGAATTAAGCCCGACTGGGTTCAGCGGCTTGCCGCCAAGATACGTCAACAACTTTTAATCAACGAAACAGAGGAGGCACTATTTTGAAAACCGTACTTAAACCAAAGACCGAGTGGGGCAGTTGGAAAGAGGAGCTGGTCGTCGCCGCCAAGCGAACGTTTCAGCCGATGGAAGGCAGCTACCGCCCGAAAGAGTTAAGCGAACCCGCGACGCGCATCGGTGCGGACGACCACAACCAACACCCCAGTCGCCGCGGTAATACCTTGCGGTACAGAGATGGGCGTGAGGAGAGGATTGACCAGTGAAATGCCCATTATGTAATGCGTGGGCGACTGTACTTGAGACACGAACCCGCGCAGACGGTAGTAGACGCAGGACGTTTAGCTGTGGTAACTTACACAAGTTCCACAGTGTAGAACGAATCGAAGAAGTTAAGCGAGGCGGTCCTCGCAAAAGGAGTTTAAGCAATGAAGACAATCATCCATGTGAACCAACACGTAATCAAGGCTAACGCCAAGAACGGTACGTCAGACCCTGTGCTGACTGTTAAGACATATAAAGAGAACCGCTACGCGCACGAGGTGGACATCAAAGGTCCGAGTCGTATCGTGTACAGCCCAGACAAACCACTAAGTTGTGGTGCAAAGGTTTGGATTGAAACTGACGCAGAGGTAGAGGTGCTAGTGTATGAAGAAGCCTGAAGTGCCCAACGCATTTACCGCGCCGCACTTGTTCAAACTGGACACGCTTTCATTTAAGCGTAGCGCGGCAGGTGCGGCAGGTGGTAAGGTACGTGCCCAGAACGCGGACGGCGATGCCGTTCCTGCGCTGAGGACAAAGAACTCACTCTCACGCAAACGCAAGCCATGAAAGGAAATTACACAATGATTGATTCAATTACGATGTGGCACTCACGCGCACGCCCCAACCCCAACGAGCGGGAGATGAACGTGCAGCTTGGTTGTCATTTGGAAGAGATAGCTGAGATGTTGGAGGTACTGGACTCCGACATCCCCGAGACACGCAACGCGCTGAGTGTGTTGCAGTTGTTAACGTCACGCTTAGCCGATCAGCTCAAGTTGGGTACGGCAAGTGTATATATTGACAACGACGTAGAGTTCCTCGACGCATTAGCTGACCAAGTTGTTACGGCGGTTGGCGTTGGTTACTGCGCGGGACTCAAGATTACGGGTGCTATCGAAGAAGTTAACACTAGCAACTGGAGCAAGTTCGACTCTGACGGCAAGCCTATCCTCAACGAGGCAGGCAAGATTACGAAAGGTCCGAACTACCGCAAACCCGACTTGAGCAAATTTGTATGAGACCCGACTACGCAAGGAGAAAACATGAGCACATTCCAAATGAAAACCACTGAAGTGACTATTGAGATGGATGGATTGCACATCACCACAGTGAGCAAGCCAGAGCATCATCCACACGAACAACACGACCCAAACGAGGCGCAGATTGGCGACTTTCACATGAGCCTGTTTACGCTGGACGAGTGGGTGGAGTTTTCTGGGTTGATTGAAAAGGCGATTCAGGAGGTGACCAAATGATTGAACTGCATTGGGCGGAACTAACGCTGTACATCCTTATTGGTCTTATTGTTGGCTATCGAATTGGCGGAATGTGAAATGAGCGGAGACCACAACATGAATCAAAACCAAGACATTGAACGGTATAAAAGCCAGATTGAACGCCAGTGCGAGGAGATGCAGGCTACGATTGACCTGCTAAAGGCAACAGTGGAAACACTGTACCTACGCCTTAAACCAGTAATGGCAGACGCACCAATGCGCTCTGCTACAAATGAGGTGTCGCCAGTCGCCTCGCCACTTGGTCTGTCCATCAACCAATACAGACAGCAGACAAGTGCCGTGATTGATGAGATGGCACACATTATCGAAAGCCTTGAGATATGAGCAAACTGAAATCACTGACATTTGACCAGTACAAAGTAGACGCAAAAGCCACGCTCAACGAGGCCATTGATGAGGAGCCAGACGTTGCCATCGTGCTGTTGTTTAACCGAGGCACAGAGCAATTCAAAATCAAGTGCTCAAAGGTCGAAAACAGGCTAGAGCTAATCGGCGCTTTGGAAGAAGCAAAAAATCACATAATCGTTACGGGGTACGCGGGATGAGACCCGACAGCCCCTGCGTCGCTGTCTGCACTACGTTGTACGATGAGGTGTGCAAGGGTTGCGGACGGACGTATGTCGAGGTGGCTAACTGGGTCTTTATGGACGAGCAAGAGCGCGAAGTCGTGTGGCAACGCATTGACGCGGAAGCCACCGCTTGGCGATATACAACTTACAAGGATAGGACATGAATGAACGCGAACTCGACTTGCAGTTGGGCGATGCCAATGCTGAGATACAGCAACTGAAGATTCAGCTACAAGCTGCGACTTCGGAAGCGCTGTCTCTGCGACACGCCCTCGAACACATCTACGCATTAGCACACATAGCAACACAACCCAAGGAGGTAACTACTCATGACGACAAAGCATCCTACTGACGATCAAGTGTACTCAGTCAAGACCCTCGCTGACTTTGAGTCACAGCTGAACGGCACGAGCGCACTCGATATGCAAGTGGCGGGTAACCACTACAAGAACCTGAAGGTTCAGCCTATCGAGTACATCCACGCGAACAACCTCGGCTACTGCGAAGGTAACGTGGTTAAGTACATTACCAGATGGCGTGACAAAGGTGGCAAAGCTGACCTCGAAAAGGTCAAGCACTATGTCGACTTGTTGATCCAGTTGGAGGGTCTGTGATGGATATCATCACACTCGACTTCGAGACGTACTACGACAAAGACTACTCGCTGTCCAAGATGCAGACAGATGCGTATGTCCGCGACGAGCGGTTCGAGGTCATCGGCGTTTCGCTGATGCGCAACGACGAGCCTGCTGTATGGTTCAGCGGCGACAACAACGAGACAGCTACATGGCTACGCGATACGGTCGACTGGGAGACCTGTGCCGTACGGTGCCACAACACCCTGTTCGATGGCTTTATCATGACGCAACACTTCGGCATCAAGCCAAAGCTGTGGATGGATACGCTAGCGCAGGCTCGTATGTTGTTGCCGTGGCTGCCCTCGCACTCACTAGCTAGCATCACCAAGCATTTCAACCTGCCCGACAAAGGCACCGCCGTACACAACGCGCTAGGTAAGCGGCGTGCAGACTTTAATCCCGTGGCATTAGCTGAGTACGCCGACTACTGCAAGCACGACACATGGCTGTGTAACGAGATAGGTAAACGTCTGGACGTGGATACGCCGCCGTTGGACGCCAAGCTGATCGACATGACTGTGCGGATGTTCTCTGAGCCCAAGTTGGTTGGCGACGAGGCGCTGATGGAGGAGCTGTACACCGGCGAAGTAACTCGCAAGGAGGGCTTGATAGCCTTAGCCGACACGAACCGAGAGCAGATTATGTCTAACGACAAGTTCGCCCTGCGGTTGGAGGAGCTAGGCGTTGTGCCACCCCGCAAGATAAGTAAGACGACAGGCAAAGCCACCTATGCGTTCGCAAAGTCTGACAAAGAATTTACTGACTTGTTAGACCACGAGAACTCAGACGTCCAAGCACTCGTCGCCGCACGACTCGGTGTTAAGACAACCATTGCCGAGACTCGTGCGCTCAAGTTCTTAGAGACTGCGCGGCGTGGACCCTTGCCTGTGTACCTCAACTTCTGGGGTGCCAAGACAACTGGGCGTTACTCAGGCGGCAACAAGATCAACTGGCAGAACATCCCTGCGCGTGGTCCGTCTGCGGGTTTGCGTATGGCACTGCGCGCTCCAGAGGGGCACACGGTGTTGGTGGGTGACTCGTCGAACATTGAACTGCGCGTCATCATGGCGGCGGCAGGACAGCTAGATGTTGTCGAGAAGATTCGCAACGGC